AAACCATTAAGTGAAATGGAAACTGTTTGTGGTATTGATGGTTTGCGTTTTATTGATAAGATGCCTCCTTCAACATCCATTGGTTATCCTTTATCTGGCCCAAAGTCTAATTTTATTACGCTTTTGGAACCAGAAAATCATACGACCCATCAATGTCCAGCAGTATTGGATCAGCGTTTTTGGGATCATGCTTATAGTATGGAAGAGCTCTACTTGCAAGGGGAGAGAGCTTATCCTGTGTTTAAAGCATGTTTAAAGGATGAACCAACAAAAATCACTAAGGACAAAGTGAGAGTTTTTCAGGGAGCTCCAGTAGCATTACAATTACTGGTGAGAAAATATTTTCTTCCTGTTGCGCGAATATTGTCCATTTTACCATTCTCGTCTGAGTGTGCTGTAGGAATTAACGCACAAGGACCAGAATGGGATCAGTTAGCAAACCACATTAAGAGGTATGGTGCAGATCGTATTCTTGCTGGTGATTACAGTAAGTACGATTTGCGCATGCCTGCTCAAGTGATGTTTGTTGCTTTTAGAGTTATGATGGATATTGCAAGGGATTGCGGTTATTCTGAACGTGATTTGACTATCATGGAAGGAATTGCTACAGATATTTGCTATCCATTAATGGCGTACAATGGCGATTTAATTCAGCATTATGGCTCTAATCCTTCAGGACAGAACCTTACTGTTTATATTAATTCTATTGTTAACGCTCTCTTATTTCGATGTGCATATTACCATATCACTAAAGATCGTGAAAATGTTCCTGAGTTTAGAGATGTTTGTTCTTTAATTACATATGGTGATGATGCTAAAAGTTCAGTTCATGAAGATTTTCCGGAATTTAACCACATTGCAGTGGCAAAATTTTTGGAAGAACGGGACATGAAATTTACTATGCCAGATAAGGAATCAGAACCAACACCATTTATGGTTGATGAGGAAGCTGATTTACTTAAGCGCGCCAATGTTTTCAGTGAGGATACTGGAATGATTATGGGCGCATTGGATGAGGATTCAATTTTTAAGAGTCTTCATGCGGTTCTCAAATCGAAGGCTATTACTCGTGAACAACAGGCCATGCAGAATATAGATGGTGGTTTACGTGAATGGTTTTCCCATGGACGCGAAGTTTATGAGAAGAGGAGAGAACAAATGAAAGAGATTGCTAAACGTGCTGATATTATCCATGGATGTACAGTTATTCATGAATCATATGATGATAGATTGCGAAATTGGAAGAATAAGTACGAATAGATGGCTCCGTCTTGGGCAGACATTAAATGCATCCCACTGGGCGTACCCTACCACGTCTATTTTAACCAAAAGGGGGCTCTCTGTATTGGATAACCATGTTTGTCCAATTAGTCGATCATAGGACACAACATAGGCTTGCAGAGAGAGGCACTTTCCTCGTAAAGTACCCCTATTTAGGGGAGTATTCGCCATACGCGAGATTGACACACATTATATGGATTGAGTCTTCCATATTAATGTTAATGATGACTTGCTAGTATGAATAATAATAATAAATTTAATATAACAGTTAATGAGGAAAGTTTGGAATCGCAGCACCAAAATGTGCATTTTAGCGATCAAACTCCACAATGGGATTACACAGTGGATAGTATGCCGGATTCTACGTTTAATATTGCAGATACGAATGATGCAGACTTAGGGAATTTCTTTTCTAGGCCTGTTAAAATCAAATCGTACAGCTGGTCAACAGGTACGAATTTGTTTGAGAAATTTAACCCGTGGCAGGATTTTTTCGAAAATCCGCGCGTGTTGAATAGGATTACAAATTTTAACTTGTTGCGTTGTAAGCTGAAAGTTCGCATTATGTTGAATGGAAATGGTTTTCATTATGGTAGAGCAATAGCTTCATATGTACCATTGCACACTTTAGATACCTTTACTAAAGATCGTGCATATTTCATTCAGGATGTAGTAGCTGCCAGTCAGCGACCACATGTGTATTTGGACCCTACGACGAGTCAGGGAGGAACCTTGACACTACCATTTGTTTGGTATGAAAACGCTTTGCGTATTCCGGACCAAGAATGGCGTCAGATGGGTGATGTAACTATCCATGGTATGCAGAATTTGAAGCATGCTAATGGAGCCACGGATCAGGTTATAGTATCAGTATTCGCATGGGCGGAAGAAGTATCTCTTTCTATTCCTACAGCGAACGAGCCAGGTGCTCTTTCGCCGCAGATGGGAGAAATATTTACTCCGCAGGTGAAGGATGAATATGGTACAGGTCCAATATCGCGCCCAGCAGCTATTGTCGCTAAGGCAGCTGGAGCGCTAAGTAAAATACCTGGTATAGGTGTATATGCGAGGGCCACTCAGATGGCCGCAAATGCAGTATCAGGAGTAGCTTCTTTGTTTGGTTATTCAAGGCCGATTTCACTTGCGGATATAGAACCGTATAAACCGACATATTTGGGAAATTTGTGTAATACAAACGTACCCGATACGTCGCAGAAGTTGACATTGGATGTTAAACAAGAGCTTACAGTCGACCCGCGTGTTATGGGTCTCGGTTCAACAGATGAGATGACTATCAAATCTATTGCACAACGAGAATCATTTCTTACGCAATTTGGTTGGTCAGTAGCAGATTCCGCTGAAACGTTACTTTGGAATTCCGAAGTTTCACCAGTATTATGGAATGAGTTACCAGGATCGACTGATGAGATACATATGCCAGCTTGCTGCTTTGCATCTCTACCATTTAAAAGATGGAGAGGATCAATGAAATTTAGATTTCAGGTAGTTGCATCGTCTTTTCACAAAGGACGTTTGAAAATTACCTATGATCCCTCTTATCCCTTAACAAATGAATATAACACTAACTACACGTATATCATTGATCTTGCAAAAGAACGTGATTTTACTGTTGAAATTGGTTGGGGTCAAGAACGCAGTTTATGCAATCACCGCAGTCCGATATTGGATAACAGACCGTATAGTACGTCACCTTTGGGAGGTGATCCGAGAACTAATGCGAATGGTATTGTTTCGGTTTATGTGGTGAATGATTTGACAGTTCCTAATTCAACGGTCAATAATGATATAGAAGTTAATGTGTTTGTTTCAGCAGGTGATGATTTTGAAGTATTTGATCCTGACTCTAAAGACATTGAGGATATAGTGTGGTTTCAGCCGCAGAGTGGAGAAATATTTACTCCACAGATGGCGGAAATGAGTTCCACTATGAATCAACCCGATTCAGACTTGACGAAGCGCGAGGATGAGCCTATGAAGGCAGAACCTTCACAAATTATGGCTCCCACGCTTTCGGATCAAGATCATACGTCGTGTGTTTATTATGGTGACCCAGTCACATCATTTAGACAATGTTTGAAGAGATATAATTACCATTCCGCAATTAGTTCTATAGGAACTATGACCGCACCTAGGATGATTCGGGTGAGGAATGGTAATTTTCCATATTACCGTGGATATGCTCCAGGAGCAGTACACCGTTCAGTAGTGCCGTTGTTAAATACGCCTTACAATTATAGTAAGATGACATTATTGAATTACGTGACGCCAGCATTTACGTGTAGGCGAGGTGGACTGCGCTGGAAATATTTCCGGCAAGGTGGTAAGAATACAGAATCATCGATTATGATGGTGGCGCGAGATGCATCACCAGCAGGGTTTTACGATCAGATAGAGAATGGAGTTTTCACACAGGGAAGTGGAAGCAGATTTGATCGTGTAAGACAAGCTGGTATCTTAACGCCTCATACTTGGGATGGAGCCACAGTGACGAGCACTAGGCAAAATCCTGTTGTTGAATGCGAATTACCGTTTTATTCGGACGTTCGGTTTTTTCCTGCTAAGCAGGCTAACCAAACGAAGGTAATGACGAATTTTTGAGTTTTCATTGGCTTGCAACTATATGGGAGGCAGAAGTTTCAGATTCTGCTCTCATACATAGTTTTGTATCAGTCGGTGAAGACTTTAATTTAGGCTTCTTTACGGGAGCCCCTGTTGCATGGCGAGTGCCGCAGGAAAACGATCCGGCATCTTCGGGAATTTTCCCTTAGATGTCAGATTGTGGGGACATACACCCCTTAACAAATGTGGAGTTATAAGATTCTCCAGACGGAAAAACAAAATCCACGTGTCGGTGGCTGACACGGGGGACAATTTGTCCCTGAGCTATGCCGTATTAAATTTGATGATGAAAATTTTTTACCTGGTGTAGCCAGGGTTTTTTCGTAGTCACAAATTTATTAGCGTAGCTCAGCAGCGTAGTAGAAAACGCTGCCTTCAAGTGTGTTAAATTGCAGATACACT